CGCGACTATGCGCAGCTGATGGGGTTTGGCGGGGCAGCCCCGATGCAGGGCTACCGTCAACCGCCGGTGTCGAACGCCCCGCAACAGGGCTACGCCGCCCCCGCCCAAGGCTACATCGCCCCGGTCCCGCAAGCGCAGACCCCGCAACCCCCTGCGACCCCCGGCTTTTCCGGGCGTCCCAGCTGGGCCGAGTGAGGGGATCGGCCATGCGCCTTCGCCCCCGCCAGAAGACCTTCGTCGAGCGCAGTCTGGCTGCGCTCGCCTCCCGCGGTAACACGCTGAGCGTGGCACCCACTGGTGCTGGCAAGACCATCATGCTGTCGGCGGTCACCGGCGAAATGATCGGCGCCATGTCAAAGAATTCGGGGGCCAAGGCGTGCGTGCTGGCGCATCGCGACGAGTTGACCGCCCAGAACCGGGCCAAATTCCAGCGGGTGGTGCCGGGAATTTCCACTTCGCTGATCGATGCCACCGAGAAATCCTGGGGTGGTCAGGTCGCCTTCGCCATGGTGCCGACGCTGGCACGGACCACGAACCTGGCCGACATGCCGCGCCTCGACCTGCTGGTGATCGACGAAGCGCACCATGCGGTTGCCGACAGCTACCGCCGCATCATCGACCGCGTGCGGGACGGCAATCCCGATGCCCGCATTTTCGGGGTCACCGCCACGCCGAACCGGGGCGACAAGAAAGGGCTGCGCGAGGTTTTCGACAACGTGGCCGACCAGGTGCGGCTGGGCGAGCTGATCGCCTCCGGCCACCTCGTGCCGCCCCGCACCTTTGTCATCGATGTGGGCGTGCAGGACGAATTGCGGTCCGTCCGCAAGACCCTGTCGGATTTCGACATGGCCGAAGTGGCGGGCATCATGGACCGCGCCCCCGTCACCGATGAGGTGATCCGCCACTGGAAGGAAAAGGCGCAAGAGGCGGGGAGCGGCGCAGCCGCGACAGGGAATGGAAGAAACTACCGCCAGACCGTCATCTTCTGTTCCACCGTCGCCCACGCCGAACACGTCACCGAAGCCTTCCGCGCGGCGGGGATCACGGCGGCTCTGATCCACGGCGATCTGGCGTCCGACACCCGCAAGGCCATCCTTGCCGACTATGCGGCGGGCAGCATCCGCGTCATCGTCAATGTGGCGGTGCTGACCGAGGGCTGGGATCACCCGCCCACCTCATGCGTCGTGCTGCTGCGCCCCAGTTCCTACAAGTCCACCATGATCCAGATGGTCGGGCGCGGCCTTCGTATCGTGGATCCGGAAGAACACCCCGGCATCGTGAAAACCGATTGCGTCGTGCTGGACTTCGGCACCTCCAGCCTGATCCACGGCACGCTGGAACAGGATGTCGATCTGGAGGGCAAGACCGAGGCTGGCGAGGCCCCGACCAAATCCTGCCCCGGCTGTGGCGCTGAAATCCCGCTGGCCGCAACCGAATGCCCGCTCTGCGGCGAGGTTTTCCCGCAGGAGGATGAAGACGGCGGTGAAGGCGGCGGCACGGTCCCGCTGTCGGGTTTCATCATGACCGAGATCGACCTGCTGAAGCGATCCAGCTTCGCATGGGTCGACCTCTTCGGCACCGACGACGCGATGATGGCCACCGGCTTCACGGCCTGGGGCGGCATCTTCTGGCTCGATGGGGTCTGGTATGCCGTGGGCGGCGGCAAGGGCGAACGCCCGCACCTGCTGGGTGTTGGCGAACGCACCGTCTGCCTCGCGCAGGCCGATGACTGGCTGAACACCCACGAAACTGACGAAAGCGCGTTCAAGACCCGTTCCTGGCTGCGCCAGCCGCCGACCGAAAAGCAACTGCAATATCTGCCGCCCGAGTGCCGCCATGACTTCGGCCTGACGCGCTACCGCGCCTCGGCGCTGATGACCTTCGGTTTCAACAAGCGCGCCATCCGCCAGCTGATCGACAGCGCGGCCAGCCCCGAACGGAGGGCGGCATGACCCATGACCTCCATCACCATCATCACGGCCGAGGACCGGCGGCGGCTATGGCATCCGCGTGGAACACTCTGTGCTGTCTGCCGGCAACCCAGCCATGGCTTTGGCTGGTTCGATCCGCACCGGTCGAAGCGGCCCCGGCCATCGGTCTGGTTCTGCTCGATGTCCTGCCAAGGCTACTGGACGCGTTTGGCGCGGGAGCGTGTGGCCATGGTTGACCTGACCGATGAAGAACGGGCCGCCATCGCCGCCACCATGAAACGCGTCGCCCTGCTGATGGATGAGATCGGCTGGGCTACCCCTCTGGGTGGTCTGACCGAGGCGCAAGTGCGCGCCCTGATCGAGGAGTCCGTCGAGGGCTTCCGCGAGGCCATGTCCGACATCGCCAAAGCCAATGCGCCAGAGGTGCCGTTTTGACACTGGATTTCAACCACCGCCCCAGCTTCGCTGACCAGGTCAATGCCACCGTCGATCAGGCCCTGACCGCCGATCAGGCGACGCGCACACCCCGTGACTATCTTGGTGGATCCCGCCTCGGCCACGCCTGCGAACGCGCCTTGCAGTTCGAGTTTACGGCCACGCCGAAAGACGAGGGCCAGGACTTCAGCGGCCAATCGCTACGCATCTTTGCCATCGGACACGCGCTTGAAGATCTGGCAGTCGCCTGGCTGCGCGGCGCGGGGTTTGATCTATACACCCGCAAGGGCAACCGACCCGATGGCGGCCAGTTCGGCTTTTCCGTCGCGGGTGGGCGCATCCGGGGCCATGTCGACGGCATCATTGCCGCCGGGCCTGAAGGCTTCGGCCTCGCCGTCCCCGCGCTCTGGGAATGCAAGACCATGAACGCGAAGAACTGGCGGGCCTGCGTCAAGGACGGCGTGACAAAATCGAAGCACGTCTACGCCGCGCAGATCGCGGTCTATCAGGCCTACATGGAAGCCAGCGTGCCCGGCATCAGCGCCGCGCAGGCAGTGTTCACGGCCATCAACAAAGACACGGCCGAGATGCACCATGAGCTGGTGCCGTTCGACGCCGATCTCGCGCAGCGCATGTCGGATCGCGGGGTGCGGATCCTGCAGGCGACCGATGCAGGCGACTTGCTGCCCCGTATCGCTGCCAGCGCCGATTTCTTCGAATGCCGCTTCTGCCCATGGTCCGCGCGCTGCTGGAGGCTGGAGCGGTGAGCGAGGACAGCATCCTGCACTTCAATCCGTGGATGGATTTCAACGACGGGCCACCGGCCGAAAACCCGTTCGGCTGCGATCCGGACCCTGACCAGATCGCCATCTTTCTCGATGTCGTCTTCAGCTGTTGCGAGGGGCTGATCCCGCTGCGTGGCTTCGTCGACAAGGGTCAGGGCCGGGATGGCAAGCCCCACAACATATGGATCGCGGCCGATGGGACCGCACGTGAAAAGCTCGTGACCTTCGCGGCATGGGCGAACCGTGAAGGTGCTGCGGTCTATGTCATCCCCGGCACGGTCGTCGAACAGGGCCAAGCACGCGCCGCGGATGTGCTGCAGATGCAGGCCCTCGTGGTCGACCTCGACGCGGGCGACATTCCGGCCAAGCTGGATCACATCGTCAGCCACCTCGGCACGCCCACGCTGATCGTGGAAAGCGGCGGCCGCACGCCAGAGGGTGCTGCCAAGCTGCACGTCTGGTGGAAACTGACCGAACCCGCCGATGGTGAGGATCTAGCCACTCTGTGCCGCCTGCGCGGAGACATCGCGGTGAAGGTCGGCGGCGACACCCATTTCCGCTCGGCGCACCAGCCTATCCGTGTCGCGGGCACGGTCTATCACAAGCACGGCCATCAGCGGCTGGTGCAGATCCGCGACCACAACCCGGTCGAGGTCGATCTGGCAGATTTCGCGGAACGGGTGGCCGACATGCCACCGCTGCCGGGCGTAGGCATGGCCAGCACGCCGCTGTCGGTCGCAAAGCCCGGCGTCGACGCCGTCCTGACCACTCCGGTTCGCGAGGGCGCAGTGGATGACTGGTCGCGATTTCAGGGGGCGAGCGCCGCCATCGGGCATTACATCCGCCTCGTGCACGACGGCCGCATTGACCCCGCTGAGGGCTGGGAAGCGATCTGCGGCTACAACGCTGCCATGCTGCGCCCCGAATGGCCGCTTGATCGGCTGCAGGCCGAGGCCGAGCGGCTGTGGGCCTTGCATGTCAAGCGCAACGGCCCGCCGCTCATTCGTGCTGCCCGCTCCAGCGCACCTGCCAGCCCGCTGCCGACCTTCAGTCTCGGTGCGCTGCTCGATGATCGCAGCCCGATGCCCGATGACATCATCGCGCCGCGTGTCCTGACGCCGGGCGGACTGCTGGTGCTCGGCGGCGCGCCGAAGGTCGGCAAGAGCGATTTCCTGATCTCCTGGCTCGTCCACATGGCAGCAGGCGTGCCGTTCCTCGGCTTCACGCCGCCCCGGGCGCTGCGCGTGTTCTATCTGCAGGCGGAAATCCAGTATCACTACCTGCGCGAACGGATGCAGCAGATCAGCCTGTCGCCCGGGGTGATCGCGGCCGCACGCGACACCTTCATCGCCACCCCAAAACTGAAGCTGCTGCTGGATGCCGACGGTGTTTCCCGCATCGTCGAGGCCATCCGGGTGGCTTTCCCCGATGCGCCGCCCGACATCATTGTCATCGATCCGATCCGCAACCTCTTTGATGGCGGCCCTGATGGTGGCGGCGAAAACGACAACACCGCCATGATGTTCTTCCTGAAGGACCGGGTCGAGGTGCTGCGCGAGGCGGTCAATCCGGACGCGGGCGTCATCCTGGCCCACCACACCCGCAAGGCCGCCAAACACCAGGTCAAGGACGATCCGTTCCTTGCCCTCTCCGGCGCCAGCGCGCTGCGTGGCTTTTACACCTCGGGTCTACTCATGCACCGGCCCGACGAGGACAGCACCCAGCGTCGCCTGGAAATCGAGTTGCGCAATGGCCCCGCGCTGCCCGCCAAGCTGATCGACAAGGTCGCGGGTCGCTGGGTCGAATTGAACCCGATGAATGAGCGGCTGGTGCGCAAGGAGGTCGGGGCCAAGTTCGACGCCGAACGGCTGCGCAAGCATGATGTCATCCTCGGCATGTTGCTCGATGAGGCGGCGGGAGAGCGGCTCTACACCGCCATGCAGTTCGCCGAGACCTTCGAGAACCGGGGCGGTCTGGGCAGCAAGCACACCATCCGCGAACGCCTGAGCGTGCTCGCCACCAAGGGCTTCGTGAAGTTCCTGCGAGACCCCTCCGGTTTCGGCTTCCCCGTCACCCGGTCGCGGTTCGGCTATCTCTGCGTGGAAGGCATGCAG